CGGCTTCAACGAGATCAGGAAATGCAAACGGCGTCGTAGCGGCAAACTGCTGAAGCTGCGTGAGCATCTGGTTCGCGGCATCGGCTGAGCCGAGCATCGTTGTGAAGCTGGTGTGTGCCCGGTTCAGATCTTCCGCCAGCGCGATCGATGCCGCGCCGATCCCGGCAATCGGAACCGTGAGCGCCGCCGTGAGCGTGCCGCCCAATTGCGTCATGCCCTGGCCGACTTCGCCAAGTTTGTCCCACTTCGTTTTCTGCTGGTCGAGCATCGCACCGACGTCATCACCGAACTTCTGAATCGCGCTGATCGCCTCGTCGACCTTCGCGCCGATCTCGACCCAGAGCGTTCCTAGCGATGCGCCCGCACCTGGCAAGCCTGCCATAAATAGCTTTCAGCTATCAGCTTTCAGCGATCAGCTTTGCGTTTTGGGGATACCCACAGTCCGAACCGCGCCGGACAAGCGTATCGCCAGTTTAGCTGACTGCTGATTGCTGATCGCTGACCGCTCCTTTCCGCTTGTCTATCACCCGCACACCCAACTGCCGAAATCGCGCGAGCACCTGTTCGCCCGTCATCGGCTCGCGCTCGCGCCGGTCGCGCTCCGCCCGTTCCTGAAGGCGCTTTCCGTTCATCATGTACTTTCGCGGCTCATACTTGCCGTGCTTGGAATTAACCGCTACGAGCATCGCGACAACCCGCGCGGTATACCAGTCGTTACGCGTTTCGCGTGCATCCCGCGCTTCCATCAATACGGCGATCTCGCGCAGCGTCAGGTTGCAGAACTCGGAAGCGCTGACGCCGCATCCGTCGCGGAGGACGGCCCAGATCCCGAGCCATCGGTCGAACGTCCATCGCGGCGGCGCGCCTTCGCCGCCGCCTTCGTAGGGCGCGCTCCGTTATCCGCCGCTTCCGGCAGCGACCCCCGCAGCGCCGAGACGATCGCCGGCATGAGCGTGGGCATATCGTCGAGGCCAAACAGCCGCGCCGTTTCGTCCCGCGTGAATTCCGGCTGCTCGTGCAGTAGGCCCGCCCAGAGAATATCGCGCACCTTCGCGAACAGCTTGCCCGCGCCCGCGCCGCCCGATTGAATGCCCTGGCCGAGCGCGCCGATCTCGCGGATATCGGCCAGCAAATCGCTATCCGTCTCTTCCGCGTACCGGATGAAGGCGAGCGCCCGGTAGCGGATGGTGAGCGTACGGCCGTCGAGCGTCACGGTCGCGGCGGCGTTGACGAGATTGTTCATAGCTTTCAGCATTCAGCTTTCAGCATTCAGCTTTCAGCATTCAGCTTTCAGCGCGTTTTAGCTGATAGCTGATCGCTGATTGCTGATCGCTACCTCGCTGACCGCTGACCGCTGATCGCTGACAGCTTCCTACGCCGGCGTCGGCAGCGTATCAACCAGCGCTATCGGCGTCGTGATGCGGAACAGCGGCGTAATGGTCTGCGGATCATCGGCATTCAGCGCCCCATACGTCATGTCGCGAATGAACGCCTTGAATGTACCGAACGCTTGATCGCCGGTTCCCGAGCTGTTCCAACGAATCGCGCAATCGCGCACCTCGCCGGTAGTAAACAAACCGATCAAACCATCGGTTGACTCGTCATGCCCCGCGAGCCCGGGATCGAAGATCACGGTCAACTCGCATTCGCCCGGATCTTTGAATCCCTGGATGTAATCGCGGTAATCGCCGGCGTCGAGCGTCGTCACATCGACCTCTTCCGCCGTGACCGAGATATCGCCGATTTCCTGCACCTGCCCGATCGCGGTGTATGCGCCTGGGGCAGTGCCTGTGACCAAGAGGAACTGAGCCCCCTTGCCGGTGTATTTTGCCGTATAGATACCCTCGCTTTCTGAATTGAGCTTTCAGCGATCAGCTTTCAGCTTTCAGCTTTCAGCGCGTTAAGCTGACCGCTGACTGCTGAACGCTGACAGCTTCCTTAAACGTCATCACGCTAAACCGCAAAATGCCGTGCCGCGTTTCGCCGTCCAGCTCGCGCAGCGTCTGCGCGTAGGTCCAGATCGTCGTGACCCATTGAAAGCCGGTCACCGGCAGCACGGCGCGGTCAATCGCGTCCTTCGCCTTCGTCATGAGCTGCTGGCATTCCTGCATGCCCGGTTGGCGCGACCAGCAATGCACCGTAACGTCGAGATTGACCGCCTGCTCGGTGAGCAGATCGTCATGCCCGCCCACGAATTCGCCGATCGTGCAGTACGGGTATTCCTGGTTCGGCCCGGCCTGATCGATGACCGGAACGGGCGCAAGCGCGGGCGTGAGCGCGTTGTAGATCGCGGTCTGGACTTCCGTTAACGGTAGCATTCAGCGATCAGCAATCAGCTTTCAGCTAAGCAGCAGGCCGACGGGCAAGCGGCAGAGCGGCGGGCCGCTCGCCCTCCAGCCGCTCCATCGCCGCCCGGAACTCCATCCGCAGATCGTAGATCGATACCAGCATCACAGGCGCTTTCAGCTCCTCAAGCTTTTGAATCAGCGATCGCTGACCGGTCCAGGCAATGCGGCTTCCCATGATCAGCAGGTAGTCGCCCTGCGGCGGCGCCAGCTTCCAGCGCCGAATGCGATCGCGCCGGATTCCCTTGACGCGAAGCTCGCGAATGATCAGCGCCTTGAAGGCATCGGCTTCCTCGAACCAGAATGCATCAGGCCTGCCGACAAAGGGCGGCCGGCGGCGGCGCGGCTTGATCAACCCTTGCCTGATCCACCATTGCAACATCCGCGGCGTGATGCCTGCGATTTCTACCAGCTCTTTCGATGTCATGATGCCGCCCCCAACTCTTCCCGATTTTCCAGCCGCCAAATCTTCAGATGCCTGACGCTCGGCGCCTGCGGATGCCGCTTCTTGTGCCAGACCAGACGCCGGAACCAATACGCGCGCCTTTGAATTTTCTGGGTTTCAAGCGACACGATCCGGCCTGAACCGCGTTCCGTCAGAAAGACGAGAGTTCCCGTCATGCCAATAACCCCCTCATCCCCTGCGCCAGATATTTCTTGATCCGCCCGACGTGATGCCGCATCCCAACGGCATACGCCGGATAGAGGAACGGCCGCTCGGGCGTGCCGTGTTCCGCGATCTTCTTCGCGATCGGAAACGCCGCCGATTCGTCGATCCCGCGCGACCGGCACCATTCCCTGATCGGCTCGAGCGGCGGGAAGTGCGGGCGCGTGCCGAATTCGATAAACGGCGCGTGCTTGGCTGTGGAGATCACGTGCACAGCAAGCCCCTTCGGCGATACCTGCACCTGGATCGAATCGTGGAGGTCGCCGGTATCGAAGGCGTCGAGGCGCTTCACGTTCTTCTGCGCCTCGTCGCGCACTTCATACGCCGTTTCGAGGTTCGCAACCGAGAGCCACTCGGGAAATTCACGGCGCAGGTACGCGACGTTCTTTTTGATCTTGTCAGCGCCGGTTATTTTGACGTTGAAGGCTTTGGGCATAAGCTGTCAGCGGTCAGCAATCAGCGGTCAGCAACGCGGGCGGCGTGAATTCCAGAACCTCTTGCCGCAACCGCTCGGCGGCGATTTCGCAATAACGCTCCTCGATTTCGATGCCAACACAGCGCACTCCTAGAATCTTGCACGCCACAGCAGTTGTCCCAATGCCAAAGAATGGATCGAGCACGGAGTCCCCTCCGAACCATTTCACAAGCCATCGCACATGCTGAAGATTCCGCGACGCGGGATGCGCAAGCCTGGAAACGACAGCCTCTACTTGCTCCGTCGTCCGCCCGGCTTTACCCCACCCACGATCACCATTGGCTACTGTCGCGATAACCCATCCCGGCAGCACGTGAGCCCCTTGCTTAGCTGGCGGCGGATCGCCGAAAACATAGGCAACATCGGCGTCTTTCAATACGCGCCCAAGATAGCCCTTCACGGCGTACTCCAGATAACAAGTGCGGATGTAGGGCCATCGCTCCGGGACACCAGCCAAAAAACGCGGGTCAGAATGGCATCCGAGTTGAACAACGATACGGTCTGCATTGATTTGCTCAACCGTCCCGCGGAAAACCTCGGACGCATTGATGCCTGGAAATACGTGCTCACAATTCGGCCAGACCGGATCTGTAATAACAGCATCGACTCGAATGCGGGAAACGACTTCACGCGCATCCGCGTGATAGATCGTGATGCCCGCGTGCTCGTAATACGGCGTCATAGCTGAAAGCTGAATGCTGATTGCTGACCGCTATATCTTCTGCTCCGCCTGCAATTCACGAATCTGAATCACCAACGCATTCAGGCATGCGCCGCAACGGATCTTCGCGCCCGCGTCCATCTGCACAGCGAGCCAGATCGTATGCCCGCACGACATCTCAACCAGGAAGCCAACGCCCGCATCGTCCGGCGTCGACCGCTTGACGCGTCGCGGCAGCATGAGACTTTCATCGAGATTGGTTGCCACTAAACGCCCGCTGCGGTGCCAGCGCCTCATTGGCGTCTCGCACTACTCGTTCTTCGTGGCCGACCTTGATGCGCTTCAAACCGGGAAAGCACCAAAGCGTGTAATAGTTCGACGGGTCCATCAGCCGCGATTCCGCAGGATATAGCTCAAAGCCCTCGCATTCGGAGCCTGCAATCTGGTTTTTGATGCCTTGGAAGTCGCGCCAGTCATGACGGGCTGTACCATCATGCGTATGAATACCGACTTGAATCATGCCCCCACGCGTACCGAATACCTTATCTTCGGACCAGCGCCGGACGGTCACCACATAAATATCATTCGTCCAGCGTTCCGGCTTTTCAGAATCGTCAATCTGCCCATCTTCAAACTGCATCAGGGGCCGCTCGTGACTCGGCAATTCGTTCGCCGCCTCGGGATGCGCCTCGCGCCAACATTCGATCAGTTTTTGCCGCTCCTCCACAACATCACGAGCAGAATAATCCCCAAGCCTGCGCCGGATCTCACGTAGTTCATTATTCACGCCCACCATTATTGCGTCCCCGCTTCCTTCCGCTCGCACGTCAATTCCAACCACGTATCGCGCCCGTCGAGGTTCTTGACGCCCGTAATGTCGAGCAATTGATCGCGCCACAGCACCCGATACGCCGTCGTGATGCCCGGCTGATAGCGGATCGTCACGATGTATTCCGCCCGGTCGGCGAGCTGATCGCCCGCCATGACCAGGCGCGGCGAAGGCGTGCGCACGTTCGCCGGAAGATCGGGCGCGAGGTTCGCGGGCACGGCTTCGCGCGCACCGCCCTGGCCGTCGGCGGTCAGCTCCATTTGAAAGAGCGCAATCCATTCGCGAAGGTCGGAAGCATTCATAGCTATCAGCGGTCAGCGGTCAGCTTTCAGCTATCAGCGCGGTTTAGCTGACTGCTGATCGCTGACTGCTGATTGCAGCTTTCAGCGCGTCTAGCTGAGCGCTGATTGCTGATCGCTAACCGCTCATTTCCAACTGAAACGGCCGCCACAGATCCTGAATCCCGCGCGGCACGGTCCCACCAGTCGCCGCCGCCGCATGCTTCGGCTCGCGCGCGCCGGTCCGATCCTCGTAGAGCGTCGTCGCGTATTCCAAAATCCCTTCGCGGATCGGCGCCGGCACATCCGCGCCCGTATCGCCGAATCCTGCCGAGACGAACTGCACCGTAGTCGGCGCGGTCAACGGCGCCTGAAGCGTGACGACGTTCCAGGCGAGCGTATATCCCGTCACGGGTTGCCCGTTCGATACGATCTCGGTCACCGATTCGACGGGCCCGCGCGGCAGCGCCATTTCCTTCGCGCAGGCGCAGTTTTTGCCGTCCGGCACGAACAGCGCCTTCAATTCCTGGGTGAGAAGCGAGCGGCGCAGGTACAGCTCGCAGCGCTGCGTTGCGGCGTCGAGCTGGCGGACAATCAAAGTCGGCTGCACATCAACCGTCAGCCCGTTGAGCCGCGCGTGGTCGATGTATTCCTCGACCGTGACCACTTCGGGATTCGCGGGCGGCGTGATGACCTGGACGTCAAGGAACTTCATAAGTAGCTTTCAGCGATCAGCTATCAGCATTCAGCTTTGAAAACGCGGGCGATATGCGCCGCGAGCGGAAACGGAATCTTGGCGATCAGCGCGGATGCCTGCTTGCGGGCACTGGAGCGCGAGGACGCCTTGCGGATCAGGTTGTTTGTCGCGTCGTGCCACCAGCCGCCGCCGAATTTCAGACCGTCGCTGGTGTCCCGCATCCGCGCTTCCGCCGTCGAATTGAACGCCTGGGCCTTGTAGCCCGGCTTGTCCGATCCGCTCCAGTTCAGGCCAGCCACCTTGACGCCCGTATTCTCGACCGCCGCCGACTGAAACGAGCGGCCCGGCTTGCCGGTCTTCTCGTGCTCGTGGAAGTTGAAGCCGTTCACCTTGAGCCAGTCGTTTTTCAGGCAGTCTCTCATCTTGTTGATACTTTGCCGATGCAGCTCTCCGTTGGCATTCTGTGGTCCAGTAGCCTTCATCGTCTTCGAGTGGGCATACGGCATCAGCGCCGGCACATCGCCCCACAGGTAATAGCTGCCGTAGTGCCACTTGGCCGAACCCACCCACCGCTGGGCGCCGCAGACGTTCTCGACCACCATCGGGATGTAGCGCCCAGCGGCTTCCGACGCCTCACGCTGAATGCGGAAGCACGCCTCGAACAGCGCGTTATCGGGCGGCGGCAGCGCCTTGGCTTTCTTCCACGGCATGGCGCGGTAGGAGTACGCCTGGCAGGGCGGCGAGGCGACGATGCAGGCGGCATTGCGGAATTGCGAGCCGTGGAGCGTCAACACATCCTGAAGCACGAGTTGCGCCGGATACGGGCGGCGTTCGATATCGAATCCGATCACGTCGTAGCCTTCGGCGATGAATCCTTCGGCCCAGCCGCCTAAACCGCAAAAAAGATCGACAGCCAGAAGCATTCAGCTTTCAGCGATCAGCTTTCAGCTTTTGCGAACAGGCGGACGCAACGGCGGCTTGCTGACCGCTGATTGCTGATAGCTGACAGCTTTGTTTTCCGGCGCTTCCATCGCCTTATTCTGCGGCGTCCGCTCGGGTTTCCGTTTTTTCTTCGGCTTCATCGGCGTTTTGTTACGCGCCTTGCCGGCGGCTTTTCCGGCTCGGGCTTCGGTTCGCGAATCCGCAGATCGTCGCGCACCGCTTCCGGCGGCTCGGTTCCGCAGACATCCTCCGGCGCCGGCGCCTTCGGCGTCGTCCATTGCGGACTCTTCGACGCCGCCTCAGCGCGTTCCTTCATCGCCGGCGTTTTACACAGCCGCTGCTCGATCTCGTCGGCGAGCCCACGGGCGAAGCCCTGATCGTCCGGCGTATCCGTGAGCCGCAGCAGTACGGCGTTTTGCAGGATCATCAACAGCGCCCAGGCCTCGCGCGGCGTGAGCGTCAAGGGCATGCGGGCGCCCGTTGATTCGAGCGCCCTCAGTTCCGATTCGAATAGGTTCAGATCGTTTGCCATAGAGAGCTTTCAGCGATCAGCTTTCAGCATTCAGCTAGCTGATTGCTGACCGCTGACTGCTGATCGCTTTCCTATCAGATCACCGGCGCGGGCTTGACGCCTTTCTTGAAGGCTTGAGGCACGTAGATCGCGAGCACGAGGCGTTCCTCCACGAGGATCGTAACCAAATTTTTGGTAAAGTCATCCTCATTTTGGGTTGCGATCTGAACATTGACCTCTTCGCGATCAAGAATCTGCGAATGGCCCTGGAAGGCGCCGACGAGGAAAGTCCCGGCCGCCTGATGCGTCGATTGCACAAGCCGCGTGCCCCAGATGCGCTGCACGGCGTTATAATCCACAGGATTCGCAAACAGGTAATTGCCTTGCGAATTCTTGAGCAGCGCGACCGTCCCCCAGTCGGCGGGATTCACGACCGTGCCATCGGGCATATAGCCCGCAGCGGCCAGCTCGAAGACCGCAACACCGATCGCATCGACGAGCGATGCGCCGGCCGGCGCCCCGGTTGCCACCGTCGCCGTCGTGTTGAAGCCCTTCAATTGCGGCGTGGCGCCTGTGCCGTTCAATAGCTGGTTGTCTTCCGCCTTCTGCACGCCATAGATCCCGTTCGACTCGATCTGTGAAGCCACGAAGGGCAGATCGTCAAGCGTCTGGCGCGATGCTTTGAAATAGTGCGCGATGACTTCGACCGGCAGCGTCCGCGGCGTGAACGTCTTATCCGATTTCGGCTTCGCCCCGCCTTCAGCCACCGGCGCGGCGTTATTCGTGAAGGCGGATTCCTCGACGTAGGTAATCGCGCCCGCCGTCGTGCGTCCCTGCGGCACGAGCGCCCGGACGCCGATCGGCAGCCGGGCCGCGACGCCGACCAGATCAAGCCGCTGCGGAAGCAGCGCCGTGAGACCGCCGATATCCTTGTAACCGATGAGCGCCGCCGCTCTCGCGATCGTGGTCTTCAACTGCACGGTATGAGCGCCGCGCCCGCCCTGTTTGATGAAGGCGAGCAAGCCCGCGTCTTCGATCACCAATTGCCCGATCGATTTCGGCGGCTCGGGCTGCGATGGCGCCTGCCGCTGCTTTTCCTCGATGGCGTCGAGCCGCTGCTGCGCTTGCGCGATCGTCTCGGTGTGCTTTTTCTGGATTGCATCGAGATCCGCCGTGATCTTGTCGATCGCGGTCTTGATTTCGCCCGCGGGCTTGCCGGCCGCGATCGCGGCGTCAAGCGCCGTGTATTTCGTTTTCAACTCGGTATAGAGGCCGATTACCTTATCGCGATCCTCTTCCGACAGGAGTGGAGCTGTAGCAGCCATGATGTTAGAGTCCTTTCAATAGAATTGATTCCCGCGCAACGGCACTCATGAGAGCGCGTGCGCCTTCGTCGTCCGGCGTTTCGTCAGCTTCACTCCGATCGAAAGCCTTGAATCCACGCGACGCGATCGCCCGCGCCGCTTCTTTCGAAAACCCTGACTCCCTCAGGTATTTCTCGAACTCGCGAATTGTCCAGTCGTGTATATCTTCAAGCTCTTTCACCGCCGCGATCCGCGCGCGCGGATTCGCCGGCACCGCAGCGAGCGAAAATTCGTAGACCGTCAGATTCTTGAGCGTCCGGACGTTCGTCGATTCGTCGTAGCTCGCGCCGTTTTCGCCGCGAATCGCATAGCCGATCGACAGGCCGAACTTCTGCCCGAGCTTCGCGGCGTGCCGCGCCGTCGCATAGGCATTGCGCCCTTCATCGGAATCGAGCGTAAATTCGCCCGCGACCTTCAGGCCTTTCGAA